TGTAGTATGTTTCGGTCTGGATGAAGTCACCAAAGACCCGCTTGAACGCCTCAATATCGTCCGTCGGGAAGATCTCGATCATCTTGTTCTGCGTAGCTGCAACAAGCAACTCTTGTGCATGACTCAAGCCACGCATGCGCTTGGTGATGTAACTACTGCCGGTCTTGAAGCTAATCTCCTTGATGGCCTCTTCACGGCTGATGAGTTGTGCCTGATAGAGTTCCAGCACCCGGCGCTCACGATCCTGAATCTCGTCACGGAACAGGGATCCTGCCTCGATGCGGATTTCTGGGTCATCTACAATGTCAGTTTGCTTCAGTTGTTTGTAGACCATAGCACCCGTGTCATCGAGCATCTTGATAAGACGTGCCTCTGTGTAGTGCGCCTTCATCAAGGCAAGCACCACCTTGCACAGGTCTAGGATGGCATCCTCGATCGCATCCTGAGTGACAGCCAACTGCGTCATGTCCATGGCTGACAGGTTCTGAATGGCTTGACCGGAGTGGATACCAATCGCACGTTTACCCAGCGTGGTAGCGTGGATACCCATAATGTCGCCGATCTCAGACTCTAGTTGAGCGATGTTCTGCGGCACATAGGCTGGCATACCAGGCATCTGGACGGGGCTAGGTGCTCTGCCCCCTGTGTCGTCGTAAAAGATCTCGTTGCCAGGCTTGCCGGTAATCATGCCGGCCTGCACCCCGGATGAGTTGGGGATCATCCAAGGTGGGTTTGCAGTTAACAATGTGTTTTCAATCACCTGCTGGCGAGAGCGATTGTAATGAATCTGAACGTCAACGACGGGCTCGATTGCACCCATGCCCCAAAGAATACCCTCGGTGACGGTGTAGCGGACAAACTGGATTGGGAACGTCCCGCCAGGCCACTTGGTTTCAAACAAGATGTGCGGTCCCATGATGACGCAGTGTCGTCCGTCTTTGTAATATACATCGTGGATGTCCACGGTGTTCTTGATAGGCTTCTGCTGTTGTGCCTGAGCACCAAAGTAGGTTCGCATACCATGAGGAGGCCCTGCTTCGGCCTGCTCTTTGATTAGTTCTTTGTGATCTGGGTACGCTTTCTCTAGGTCCGCCTTCTTTACGATCTTGCGAATCGCAACAAATGAGGATTCTTCAATCTCTGTAGCGCCAGGCTCGAAGTACAAGTCGTAGGGCTGAATAACCTCGGTGATGATGTCTTTCTTCGTCGTACTGTATCGGGTCAGCAGCGCTGCGTTACCAGTCATCAAAAGCCACCGGACAAGTTTACCGACTACCTGTTTCATCCGCATGTTGTGCCAGTAGTAAGACAGTGCTGCCTCACTGGACTCAGCTTTGAGAATGTCCTCGATACTGTCCGATGCTGGGGCTACGGCAACCGATGGGTAGGCTGCAATCAACTTAGCCTGAAGATTGCGAAACGGATTGACGATCTTATTGGCAGTGAAGGTATTTCGAGCACGCCTAGTAACAAATCGCCGGCGCACATCATCGTAACGCAGGTGCTGCTGATTATTAAGGAACAGAGCACACATATCCCAAATGCGCTTATACCGATCCTTGTCGGTATCGCACTCCGAGATCATTGCTTGGACTTTAGTGGCCTTTTTATCTTCGGCCATTAGCCTAGCGCCCCGACCAACTCTCCAAGAATGTCTGCGCCTGCCGAGCCAGCCACTTGAGCTACTGGTGCTGGCACACCGGCCGCAGTCATTCCCGCTGCTGCAAGTTGTCCTGCCATGCCGCCTAGTTGCTGCTTGCGCTGTTGTTGCTGCTGCTGGCGCTGCTGAAGGACACGTCGAAGAGCGGCGGTCCTAGCCTGCTGCTCCTGCCCTGTTTCTGCGAGCATTCGGGGGTCCATTTGGGACATGCCGGGAACTAAACCAGGAACTCTCATTGGTAATCTCCTCGCAGGTAATTGATGCCGTAGTAGGCATCGTCAATGTCGTCGTTGTCCCCAGCCCCCCCGCTGAACACGGGGAGGTCAAGGGACCTTTGACGAAGCCGCCGAAGACCCCACCAGATCGCAGCCAAGAACCATAACTGGCCAAGGCTGACGATCAGGAGGAGTACTTCGAGCCACAACACTAGTTCTTGACGCCAACCAGAATACCGTTGGCATTCGGACGCTTGCAAACAAGGTTGTGGTAGTAGCGAGCATATGCCTCGTAAGCATCGAGGTTGCTCTGGCGACTGAGGACGCTGCCGTCCAGATCAGCCATGCCTGGACCCTTGAGGGTCACATGCGCCCAGGTGCTGGGAGAAAGAGCAATCACGCAACCACGAGGAGCATGACGGCTGGCCCGGAAAGGCACGCCACCATAACTCATCTGCTGAGTATTGAAGCCAGCATCAGCACCCTTGCCCGACTGATTGTTGGTAATGCGGAAGTTACTCGCAGTCACCGAAGTTAAAGTCTCGACATAGGCGTCCATGAACCCGTGCTCAACGAAGAACATTTCTGGGCGCTTGTTGCTCTCACGCTGGATCTGCGTCAGCAACTTCTGAAGGTGACTGCTTTCAAAGTCCACTCCCAAGCCGGCATCAGCGCACTGATCGAGAAAGTTCGATTGAACAGACTCATACGTTGCAGTGGCACTGGTACGATCTAAGCCAAAGTGGGTCTTAGCTGCCAAGTTGGTCAGAATACCAGTGGGCTGCATGGTGACCGTTTCGGCCGTGCCGCCTGCAATTGCCGCTGCATCCGCATAGGTCTGATCAGCATCGATGATAACAGCAATCGGAACATCAGCAGGAACATCGTCAGTCTTGCCGCCACCGAGAACGACCTCGGCAGAAGAAGTGTCCGAACTCGCAGCAGCCGACAACTTAATGGTGGTGTCACCGTTCGTAATCGTGGCGTAAGTATCCATGCGGACCAAGAGGCAATTGAGAGCCGCCCCAGCGTTTGCCGGAAGATGCACTGAGTTGCCAAAGAAGTCCGTCACGCCGACATTAAGATCGGCAACCCGACGGGTGACAAACCCGATGCAGCCACCCTCTTTGCCACCACCGGAAAAGAAGTACTGGTTGGCCTTGTTGGAAAGCGACTCCAAGCAGCCGTCAATTTCTTCCTGAAGGGTAGCCTTCAGACCGTTGGGGTTATTGCGCCCAGACTCAATAGCCGGGCCACTCAGGGCCATGCGACTGTAGAGAAACTTGGCATCAACACTCAAGCGGGCACGTCCGATTTCACCGGCGTCTGCCAGCGTGTTGTTCTCAGCATTGTATCGGGCCGAAGCATTCCGAGCATAGTTAATGGGAACGATCGCTTGTCCGTCGGTGAAGCCAGTATTGTGCTTTCTAAAAAGTTCGACGGCGAGGATCTCGCGATTCAACTGATCTTCGACCTTGGAGACGAACGTATCGTTCATCCAATTACGAATGTCAGAAATGGTAACTGTAGCCATTTTTTAAGTCCTTATCAGGTTAGGCCGAACAGCTTATCTAGGCTGTCCTGCCATGATTGTTTACTTGTGTCGGCCTGTCCCGAGGATCTCCTCCCCGTTTGAGAACCGACTTCCGGGGGAACGTCGGGGGCTGTTTTCTGACTCGCCACATGACGAGCGATCGCAGCCTCCTCAATCTCGGCAATACGTTGTGTATACATACTGCCAAATGCGTTGAGATCCGCATGAGGGTCACGATTCAACGCCTCATAGAACGCTTCTTCAGGAACGTTGGGGTGCATCTGCTGGGCAGAGGACACTTCTCTAAGAACGTTCTGAGTTTCACGGTCTACCTGGGTGTTGTACTCGAAGTGCTGCAACCGTTGCTGCATTGATTCGAGTTGCGACCTTACCGCTGGGTCGATCCACTCCTCTTCGGCCTGTTCTACGGCAGGCTGCGCCGTCTGCTGAGGTTGCATTTGGTCCATATAGGACCGGAAGCGTTTGGCTTCCTCTAGCTCCTGTTGCAGCGAAGCGAGACGCTCCTCATAACTGGTGGCTCGCTCTTGAGCCTCGTTACGAGCAGCAATGACCTTGGAGAATCGAGAATATGGGACCGCATGTCCCGTCTCTTCCTCCGTAGCGGTTTCGACCTGGGGCTCTGGTGCGGGTTCCGGTGCGGCCTCCGCAGTATTTGCCTC